TATCGTCATCAGGTAAACCCATATCATCATCTGTAGCTGGAGGACTCATAAGACCTTCCTTAGGCAGCTCACCTGTTCGTAAAAACTTTTCATCATCTGTTAATTCTTCTACGGGTTTGTCTTCACGTGAGAGCAATCCTTCAGATAACGTAGGTTTTGCAGGTTCTTTAGAGGGATCAAGAAATACGTTGTCTGCTACCTGCGACCAAGACGGCTCACCTAACGCAGGAGCCGTATCACGGGTAAAAGTCAGCGGATCAGGCTGTGAGGACAATCCTGCTTCTGAAAGAAAGCTAGACACGTCTATATCTTCAGGTTTAGGTAAGGGCTTAGTTGACCTACGCATAACCTTAGACTGATACGATTCCAATACTTCTGTACGCTTCTGCTCAAGATAACCCAGCAGGTCTGTTATTACGTCACCCTCGTCAGCTTTTACTGCAGGTTTATCAAACATACCGACCGTAGGTGCCGCCTCACCACCCTCTTGTTTAGGTGCAAACTTAGCATCACGCTCAGCTATGATCTGCTCCATGAGTTTTCTGATGTCGTTGGCTGCGGCATTTCCGCCTGTTAGACTTGTCATTAGTATTATTCCTGCTGTTATAAATAGTATGCTTTTACCACCCAAACACACCTTTAAGAATGGTTGGGCCTAGAGCACCGATAATCTGACCAACACCTGCACCGCCAGCTACATCAATGTTAGCTTGGTCACTAAGTCTCTGGGATTCAGTCTGCATAGACTGAAGTGTAATACTTGCATCACGATCCAGTTGTTTCTGTGCTGCATTAAATACAAAGCTAACTAAGTCACGCTCTTCCTGTACAATAGCATTGTATGCTGCCATAGTGAACTCGTTAGATGACATAGCTGCATCACGGTTATTCTGGTTCTGTGCTGCAGTAGCTGCAGTAGTGATAGACTGAGACCATGCAGCGTTAGCCTGTGCAATAACTAGAGCGTTTGTAGAGTTGAACTGGTTACGTGCTTCTCTGGCAGTAGCATTGAACTGGTCAATAGAGTTAGCCTCACCAGCATTAAAACGGTTCATGCCATTGATCTGCTCATTGTTATGCAGAGCAACGTTAGCAGCAAGACTAGAGAAGAACTGGTCTGTCTGGTTCTGACTTGTAGCGTTAAACTGCTTAGATGCGTTGGCTGCTGCTGTATCTGATAGCAATGTATTAGCAAGCTGTTGAGCCTTGAATACAGATGTCTGCTGCTCGTTAGCTAGGTTAGTCATGTCCATCTGTAGAAATGCTTGAGCGTTTTGTACTGCAGAGGACTGGCGGTTGTTTAGGTTAGTGATGTCTACGTTATTAAGAGCAGCTGCATCAGCCATAATCTTAGCATTAGTAGCATTTAAGTTAGTAAGGTCTACAGTCTGTGCCATACGAGCATTCTCTAGTGCAATCTGTTGATCTGCAGTAAAGTTAAGGTTGGCAATGTCTGAAATCTTAGCAGCATTAGATACACGAGTTTGAAACTCTTGGTTAAACTCTAACCCAAGAAACTCAGCACGTTTCTCTGCAGCAAACATAGCAGCCTGTTGCTTATTGCTCAGGTTCTGGGCTTCAAACTTAGCAAAGGTAGCAGAGTCAATCTGTGCAATAGGTAGTGCACTTTCCATAGCAGCTTGGATAATAGCTTGACCTGCCATAGACGATGCACCTAAACCACGTGCAGCCATAGTAGCTGTAGCGGCTCTCATTGCACCAGCAGCCCATGGAGGAGGTTCGTTACCCTCAAACTGCTCCATCAAACCTGTAAGCTGACCCTGTACTGTAGCGTCTGTAGAAGGAGCGCCTGTAGCAGCTTCAAAGTTAGTCTCTTTCTTGACACGTTCCATGTCAACAGTAGAGCCTTCAATCATCTCACCTTCTTGTACGACACGTGCGTCAGGAGCTATAACTGTACGAGCTTTTTGGATCTGCTCTACAGATAAACCTAAAGAGGCTAAATCTTCTGGTGACATCTGAGCAGCTTCAGCAAGAGCTTCTTCACTAGGTTTACCTGTTGCTGCAGTAAGGCGATCCATTACAACGCCGACACCTGCAGTAGCTTCTACAGGCTCATACACAGCAGCCTCTGTTACTACTGGTGCTGTAACCCCAGGAGCAATACCTGCCTTAGTTAAGGCTGCAGTAGCTGCACCACCAGTAAGTTGCCCTGTAGTAGGGTCAATCTCACCAGCAGCCTTATCCATGGCTGACACTGTAGCTGTATCTGCTTTAGTTACCAGCCTAGATGGGTCTGTAGCAGCTGTACCTTTAATCTCTGTAGCGCTGGGCATACCTGCAACTTTATATAGGTTCTGTGCTTGAGTAAGCCTGCCACCAGCTGCGTTTAATTCAGTCTGTGCCTTATTCACGGCGTCTACTAGAGCTTTATCTTCAGGGTTAGCTTTTTGTGCAGCAAGTGCATCCTGCAGAGCTTTGTTTGATGCCATTACTTCAGACTTAGCTGTATCCAAGTCTCGTAGTGCGGGACTAACTGGTAGTGATTTGATCGGCAAAACAGGCTGGAAAGGTGGGCCAAAGTCCCCATCTATAGGAAGCATACCGTTTTGCTGTTCAAGCATACTGTTTTGCTGTTCAAGATTTTGTGTTGTTATCTGTTCAGGTGTAACTTGTGTAGCCATCTGTGCAGGTTGTTGTGTATTCACTAGATTCTGTGCTTCTTTTGCCAAAACACTAGATACTAGACCGTTTTCAAAACCGCCTACTGCATAGCCTTTCTTAGTAGCCATGCCACCATAAGCCATACCAATACGCTTCTGCGCTACCTCTGCCATCTTACCCACACGAGCAGCAGCACCAGGCTGTGACGCTAAGTAAGCAGCTTGTTCATCAGCCTGCATACCCTGCATTTCAGGTATAATCTTACCCATCTGTTCTGGTGTGAACCCTGCAAACTTCTTAGCCATAATTACTTATTCCCTAACTGCATCCATACTGCACCAGCTATGAATGTTATAATTGCGATTGTTGTTACCTTTACAAATGTACTCCAGATACCTTTACGGGTATCTCTCCACGCTTCTAATAGGTTTCGCATTTCGTTGATGTCTTTGGCTGCATTAGTATCATGCAAGCCTATAGCTGACAGGGCTTCTTTAGCGCCACGTCTTGCAGCCCTGTCTAGCATAGCTTCTAGTTCGTCTGATGTCAAGGATATATTACTCATAGGAACGTTAACCTAACCTAAATAGTCTCTTATGTTGAAGCCATATACGTTATAGTAAAAACAACCTCATCATCATAGTCGGTTAAAGTACCATCAACGTGAGTACAATGCACATATAAACCGGGTGGGGTGGTGCTCAATACCGTTGCAGTCCAGTACGCAGCATTACTGCTAGTGCCTGTAACCACCTGACTAATTGAAATAGGTGCTTGAAACCCCGTACCCACAGCCCCATAATTACCATTACCCGTTTGGTAAGATGTAAAAGGTAGGTTGGTAATTAAGAAACCATCATCTACTGCAGGTGATACTGTATCATCACCCCAATCTACGCCAACAAAAACAGTTACAAGATTTCCTACTTTAGTGTACTTTCCTTCTATATTAGAAGGGCTACCTGAAGGGACGTTGCCTTGCGCATAGCCAGCACCCGGCGCAAAAGTACCTTCTTCATACATATCAAAAGTGTTATACTTTGAAGTTGTATTCGTACCACCTGCATCACTAAATGTAAGAGTGGCAGTGGATGTACCTACAACCCAATCAGTCCCATCATATTTTAAGATACTATTTGTTGTTACACCTGTTGTATCTACATCCGACAGCTGATTTATTGTAATACCCGTTAAGTTACTACCATCACCTGTTGGAGAACCTGAGATTGATGATACTGAGATGTCATTAAAAGTTACGTTAGATGTAGTTGCTACAGCCTGACCGATTTCTATAGTAGGAGTAGCGCCTTCACCTGAGTTGTCAGAGAGCGTAACACCTGTACCACCCAAAAGACTAGCTACATAATTCCCTGTAGTATGTGTACCTAAAGTTACAGAGTTATTAGCTTGTGTTGTAGTTAGTGTGATATTAGCTGAGCCATCAAAAGATGTAGCTGTAGCTGTTACATCACCGTCTATGGTAATAGTACGAGCCGTCTCAAGTGTTGTAGCTGTATCAGAGTTGCCCGTAACATTACCAGTAACATTACCAGTTAAGTTTCCGTCTACATTACCAGTTACTGCGCCTGTAACACTACCCTCAAAAGTACCTGCTACAAATGTTTCACTACCTACTGTCCACTTATCGTCTGTCTCATTCCACACAAGTGTTTTGTTTGTATCTGTGCCACGCTCAATCTCAATACCACCATTCTGTGTAGGTGTGCCTGTCTCATTAGAGTTGAGAACAATCTGGTTATCTGCAAGGTTGAGTGTCTCAGTGTTTACTGTTGTAGTAGTACCGTTTACGGTAAGATTGCCATTAACTATAGCGTCGTTAAATGTAACATTAGATGTAGTACTTACAGCCTGACCGATAGCTACTACACCGTCTGTGATGCTTACGCCTGTACCACCACTAAAGTGAGCACGTGTCTCAGTATCACTAGGACCAGTGTACGTAATAACACCAGCAGAGTAACTTAAACTACCGTCACCACCAGAGTCGGTAACACTAATAGCAGCCTCAGCAGCTGCAGTAGCACGTGCATCTGTGTAGTATAGGTTAGTTGTGCCTTCTGCTACAGTGTCTGTATCACCCTGTGTAAAACTAATAACGCCTGTACCTGAGTTGTAGCTAA